TTTTAAAATCTTTATAATAGCTTCTTGCAACTCTTTATTGTTCTTTAAAGAGTTCTTTGTTAGTTCTGCAATTAAAGTCTCGTAAAGAAAAGCGGTATTTCTTTTCTTATTATGATTTAGTTTCATCTTTCTTTTTCTCCAATGAGCCGATAAGCTTGTTAATTTCATCTGTAGCCATTAGCACAGATCTCTCCAATTCATCGTTATAATTAGAATTTGATTCCTGCATAATGCCTTTGCCTACATTCTTTAGTTCGTGGTATCCCTTATGAGAGCGACGAGTGCCCCCTTGTTCTACACCAGATTTAGAAAGGTAATTCTTTCTTCTAGCACCCATATCTCTTTTATCTGTAGTTACAGGCACATACCATTTACCCTTAGATTTGTCGGTTGTTGTTTTTTCACCATCTAGAGTAGCTACTGTTACTTTGTAGGGCTTCTTGTAAGCGTCGTCATCGCGCTTACCAGCGCCTTCTCCACCAGGAGTGACTAGTAGTCCACCCTCGTCACCTCCAGCGGCTGGAGCGGGCTCTGGAGCAGCTTCAGGTGCTGGGCCGGCTGCTGCTTCGGGTGCTGGCTCGGGCTCTGCGCCCAACTCTGGTGCTGCCCCTAAGCCTGCACCGGCTTCACCGCCTAGACCTTCTAAGCCACCGCCTAGACCAAAGCCGCCGCCAAAGGCACCAGCCTCTGCTCCAGTTTCTACAGTAGCCTGAGCAATCTTAGCAGTTGCAGCTTCTATCTTTTTATCGTAGAACTTCTCTCTTTGGTTTCTAATGAACTCCTCTTCTGAAATACCAAAGACATTTTCACTTACCCACCTAGAACTAAAGATGCTTGTGGTTGCACTATTTGCAATCTCAAATTTAATTCTCATGTTCTCCATCTCTTGCAATTGGGCAATCTTGGATGGGTTTGTTAGATTAAGAGTGAATGAGAGAAGATCTTCGCCTCTGTAACCTAAAGTGTAAAGGTGGACAATGCCTAGCTTTTCTAATTCACTTACTAAAGAACGTTGAACTCTTTGAATTGTTCTTGCAAAACGAATATCTTTTTGAGCTAGGGTGCTTTTATCTTCTGTGGCACCAGTAGCAGAATCTCTAACGACATAAGATGGTGGAATTTTAATAGAAGAAAGCATCTTGTCTCTTAAGTACTTAACATCTTCAATATCGTTAGTTCTTGCTTGACCGCCAACATTTTCAATTTTTGTACCGGATGCGCCACCTCTTACTGGAATGTAGTAATCTTCTTCGATTGAAGCTGGGTTGTAACGCAAATCAACTCGACCTGAGTTGGAATCTACCACTTGGTGACGCTTCATTTGAGTCATGACCTTTTGCATGAACTGCTCTACATCTTCTGGTGGTACGCCGCCGACATCAACATAAAAAGCTCTGCGATCTGGTGCTCTTACAATTCTGTAAGCCATCATTGCATCTTCCATCATAGTTAGCTGACGCCAAATACGACGAGCAGGATCTAATACTGATGTTCCATAAGGAGCAAACTTATCATTACCTAAAATTCTAAAGTGAGCTACCTGCCAGTTCTCAAAAGTTAAACCACCGCTGTTCCATTGGTACTGAATATAATTTGGGTTTGATTTATCTTCACCCTCAAGTCTTTCAACCTCTTGTGGTGGTAATCCAATAACAGACTTAATGCCTACAGAATCGTCGATGTCTAAGTAAAGATAAAAATCACCATACTTACACATGCTACGAGCATATCCAAAGAGGTTAAACTCAATATTTAAAATATCATAGTAAAGACTATGAAGGATTTCTTTAATCTCTTGGTTGGTGCAATTAATCTTTAACAGCTTTTGAAAGCCATCGTGATATGTAATCTCATCTGCATAAATGTCCAATGAGGTAGCTAGTTCTGGAGTATATTCCATTTGGTCAAAATCAGCGTATCTTTCTGATCTACTGATATTCTTAACCACATCAGACATTAGAGTGTCATACGGATTGTAACTCTTTTTCTTAAAGTCTTGACCGCTAGCGGTTCTGAAAGTGCTTGCATAACGATCAAGTCTTTTTCTTCTATCTTTTCGTATATTCTGCTGTCTGTAATTTACGATAGGACCAGAGAAAAGCCTTGTTAGTCTTTTAAACAATTCAGACTGATTATTTTTAGGATTTCTATTATTCTGTGCCATTTATTTTTAACCTATGAAGAAAGGTAAATTAATTACTTTCTCGTTTTTATTCTTTATAATTACTTTTTGCTCAGCATTTTTCATGCCAGTTATGCTAGTATTTAGTGTTGACCTCTTTGTACTGAAGGCGGCGAGCATTGCTTGGCTATACTGAGCCTCTCTTGTATTTGCTACAAGGGCTGTGTCTCTAATCCAACAACCGATTGCACAAGCCATTACCAAATCATCATTATATGTTCTCATAGCTTGAGCTTTGCCGTCTTTCCAAATAAAAGTTTTTAATTCATTTGCTAAGCGAAGAGAGTTAATTTTGATTACATCGTTTCTAATAAACTCTTCTAACTTTGCAATAATTAAAGGTCTTGTTTTCACTGTATTGGTAAAACCACAAACAACACCTACTTGCTCCTCAGCCAATAGTCGATCTACTTGTTCGTGAGTTGATTTTTTACTCCAATATAAATTAGGATGCCCCATTTCTTGTAATTTTGTAATAACTGAAAGACCAATTGAGTTGTTCTCTACAATCGTCAAACAATTTCCATATTCTTTTGAAATATCCATAATTAAGCTAGCAAACATATCAAGAGGCAATTTGCCTTGATACTCCGCTGCTTGATTCATTGTCTTAGAATCGAAAATATGTATAGCAGAATAATCGGCACCATCGCCTCTAGCTGGGTCTGCTACTAAGAAATAAGAGCCCCCTGCTTGATATTGCTCCCAAATCCAAAAATTTCTGTCATAGCCAGTCTTGTATCTTGGCTTAGAACACATTTTGAATATTTTTTCTAAATCTTCACCGTCTACAAGAGTTGCACCAGACATATTAAAGTTACAAAGAAGCTCTTGAGCAATCTCTGTTTTCTTCATATTGCGGGTTTCTTTTTCAAACCAAGCTTGATCGCGCTCAGGATGCACATCCCAAGGCAATTTAATTGGGTTAAAGTCGTTTAACTCCTGCTCTGCCTCAGTGTAGAGCTTGTGGAACATGTTACCAACACCTTTTGGAGTTGAAAGAATGATACAATCACCACCAGTTGATAGTGTAGGATACAAGCCAGCCCAAAGATGATCTAACCCTTCAATGATTGCTGCCTCATCAATAACAAGCAAAGAAAGCGCCTCTGAACGACCAGCATCGCCTGATGTTGAAATAGCTTTTACTTGTGATCCATTGTCTAATTCAAATGAGTTTCTATTGTCAATTGTAATTTTTGAAATCATCATCCACTCTGGCAATGATTTCATTGCCAACTTAACTTTCTTAACTAAGTTAGAAGCAGTTGCTAGCTTGGTAGCCATCACTACAACATTTTTATTTCTATGAAATAAGATTAGCCATGTAATATAAGCCGCCGATGTTGTTGAAAGACCCAACTGACGGGCTTTCAAAATAATATTAAAACGATGATCGTTGAAATCTTCAACGCACTTTTCCTGAAATGGATAAAGATTAAATGGAATTAGCCCCTTCATTGGGTGGGCTACTTTTACATAATTGTTAATAAAATAAACGGGATCACGACCGCATTTTAGCAGTTCACGCTTTAGCTGAGCTTTTGTTAGCTTGTGACCCATTAAACATTACTTAATTTATTAATCTTATTGCCTACGTTAAAGATTGAGTGTTCTTTGACAAATGACTTAATTATATCTTCTTTATGCCTGCGCTGTTCTTCACTAGCTACGCCTTCAGCCTCTGTTCCTAGAATATTGTAAACTCTCTTGGCTATGCAGTTATATCTACTTCTATTGAGATACTGAATTAAAGCATCGTCTTCGCCAACTTGAGCTAATCTTAGACTACCAACATTTAACTTTGAAACTTCTGCCTTAAGAAACTTTTCAATGTTGTCAAACATGTCTTTTAAATCTTGCTTGAGAGCCATAGCTGGGTCTTTCTTTCTATGAAAGTCCTTTGGTGACATCATTGAGTGGTAATTTATAATCAATTGATTGCCGTGAACTCTAGCTGAGAAGCCATCCATTACTCTAGAATCTAGAATAGGGTCGCCCTCTTCTCTCTTTAGTCCAATTTGAGCGCCTGCTCCATCGTAGCCCTTTTGTCCCATTACGTTTGAGATTGCCATTGCTAAATCATAAATGCTTGCCATAATAAAAGTTCCTCTTTAACGACCCTCGTGGTATAGTATATAGCATTTTTCACAGACACTTAACTTACTAAAATAAATTTTATCATTTAAAGTCGTGATTTTGCTCCCACACTTATCACAAGTTTCTACTTTACTAATATTAATTAGTTTTTCTTCTAATAAAAATCCGCTTTCCGTCTCAACCTTATTTGAGCCAGTCTTTTCAACTACAGATTTAAGTTGTTTAAGATATTCTTTCTCTTTTTCTGGTGTCCAGTGAGAAGCTGGATTCTGAATTGCTTCATCGCCGTACTTTTGTTTTATTGCTTTCTCCAATCCGGCAATATAGTTTAAATCTTTTTTCATTGTCTAATTTCGACGGCTATCTTAAAAATTCCAACCGATAATCCAATGCCAGCTACAAAACCGCCAACAAACCATAACCTACTATAATCTGGTTTCTGTGATTTTTTAAGGGCAATCTCTAATCTTTTAACTTCGGCTTTTTTAAGATCCATTAGAGCATCATGCTTTTTCTTATCTGAATCTTTTTGTATTGTTAGGATTCTCTTATTGAAGTCGCATTCTGATTTTAATTTTTTGATTGTGTAGTTCTTATCGATCTTACAAATCTTAACTGCTGATTCTCTTTTAGCTGCCATTGTTGCCTCGGCCTTCCTGTCCAATAGGATTCCACTAAATGGGGCAACTTGACCTTTTTTTATTGATGCTATCTTGCCCTGCCCAAGAGCGATACAGGGCAACAACAGCAAGCTTACAAAGACGATAAGTAGCTTATTCATCACCGCGTGGTTCTATTCCGTCATCGAACGATACAGTCCCAGACATTTCTTCAGGGTCGTCTGAACTGGGTGGGTTTTCTTTTGCGTATTGAACCAACCTTTCAAACTCTTGAGCTTCCTGCTTATCCATAAGCTTTTTAATGCTGTCTTTGAGATCGTCAATGGTGGCCGTGCTTTCGACTTCAGGCTTAAAGTTGTGAATTGATTTGTATAAATCCCTAAACGCTGAAGCGATGTCTTCGAGTTCGTTTTCATAATCAATTTGTGCTTGGCCGACATTGGCCATCTCTTTAGCTACCGACTCCACCTCTTCCTTTATAAGCTTTATTAGGTATTTCTTAGTTAGTTTCATCTTTAATCTCCACGATTTCTAAGCCGAATTCATCAGCTAAAGTCTTAACCCTGTCTTCTTCTGGCATAGTAATTATCTCTTTAATTCTCTTTTTCTCACTCTTTTTGATTTTAGCGCCCTCTTCACTTCTAGCCTTCTCAAGGGACTCAACAACGATCTTGTGCTCATCTTCAACTCTCTGGAATTCTTTAAGCTCTTTTTCGTGAGATTCTTTAAGGATTTTTTGTTCTTTGTCGCTTTGCTTAACCTTTTCCTCATAGAGGTTTTTGAAGACATCTTTGTCA